GGCACTGTATCGGTGACTGGCGATCCGAATGCTGATGGCTTTGTCGCCTTTGACAATCTGACTGAAGAAACAGTTAAGGCGTGGGTGATTAATGCTCTAGGTGGTCAGGAGAAAGTTGACGAGATTGAGGCGGCAATGCAAGCCAAGATCGAAGAAGACAAGAACCCTACGTCTGCTGTTGGTGTACCGTGGGCTGAGGAAGTATAATTACTTCAAATGTAATTATCTTTTTCAAATAGGAGATACGGATGGCGTTTGGTGCATTTGCATTTTCAGAAACACCGCTAGGTACAACTAGTGCCGTTGTAGATGTTACAGCTAATAGTTCTTGCGCGTCCACAACATCTGCTGACGCCGAAAAAATATTTATCATTGACACCGAAGCTGGAGCTATTCTCGGCCAATCTTTTAACTCGAGTACAGCACGGGCAGTTTCTAATAGCGTAACGCCTGACGTTACAGGGCAAACAACTTCAAGCTCTACAGCACGGGCAGTTTCTAATAGTTTAACGTCTAACGTTACAGGACAAACAACTTCAAGCTCTACAGCACTTGCTGTCGCTAATGCAACAACTAATGTCACAGCACTAGCAACATCTTCTGCGACAGCACTGCAAACACACCTCTCTGGTGTAACCACAGTTCTTGGTAGCGCAATCTCAACCTCAACCGCTTCTGCGGTAACTACTACTAGCTCAAATACCACAGGAACTTCTACAAGCACATCAAGTGCTGTTGCCCTAGCTAATGTGGATGCAACGGCAACCGGCCTCTCCGTAAACACATCAACAGCAGTAGCCGTAACCCCAATTGAAGCGACATCAACTGGTACTTCAAATGTATCAGATGTTGCCGCGGTGAGTTTTAAAATTGCGTCTCCTCTGTACGTAGTCGTTGCGAGTACCACGTCCGCTAGTCCAAAAATAGTGGCTAACGAAGACGGTGTTACCCTTATTTCTTCGTCCACAGTTAGCACAGTTTCTGCAAATAAAATTGCAAATCCAGTTGTAGAATCCGCTGGAAACGCTATACTTAATAATATTACTGTTTTGCATATCAACGTTGCGCCAACAGAAGACATTAACGGTAACGCTATCCTTAATGGCATTGGCCTACGAAACGTGTTCTTTAACCCTGCAAACTTAGATTATCGCCGTTTAATTCACATACCACAAGATTCTAACAGATACCTGTCGGTACCTCCCTCCTCCTCACGTATTTTATACATTAATCGGGACCTTCCCCGTATCGTAAAGGTAGCTTAATAATGGCTTTTAAATTTCCTGATAAAGACCCTGACGAGCAGTTGGACTATACGGTCGATTGGTCGCGGTATTTAACGGACGCCCAGTCAATTGATCTCGAAAATTCGTCTTGGAAAATTCAGAAGAAAGACGGGACTTATGTTTCTTTTTTTAGTGATCAAAGTTTTGAAGGGGATGCCGTAATTGCAAAAGATGCTAGCGTTTTGAATGGTCTCACAATGGAGAGTCAAACTTTTACGACTAACAAGGCTATTATTGTACTCTCTAGAGGCATTGCTAACACAGCCTACCGACTACTCTGCGAAATAAAAATTGACGGTACCAACGTCACAACAAATCGCGAAATAAACTTGCGCGTTAGGGAGAGATCGTAATGGCGTATAATTATCTTGCGCTGTGTAACGATGTAGCGTCTCGCCTAAATGAAGTTGCTTTTACAGACTCTAACTTTCCTACTGTCGTTGGTGTAGGAAAAAACATTAAAGAAGCTGTTAACGCTTCAATTCGTTATATTAACCAAGCGCATTTTCATTGGCCGTTCAACCACAACCTCGAAGAAGAAATCCTTTCTCCAGCAGTTTCTAGGTACTCCTTGGCTGAAAATATTAAGTATGTTGACTTTGGGACATTCCGGTTAACCCGAGACACAGACTTAAATGTAAATCAAGGTAGGGGGCTGTCTCAGATGAGCTACTCTGAATACTTAAACACATATGTTGATCAGGAGTATGAGACAGACGCAACAAAAGGGTCTGCCCCACGATTTGTTGTTCGCACCCCAGATTTTCAATACATAGTGGTCCCTATGCCAGACAAAGCGTACACAATTCAATACGAGCAGTACATGGACCCCGTAGAGCTTATTGATGCTACTGACGTACCCACCATACCCGACCGATTTCGGCACGTAATTATTGACGGCGCAATGTACTACGCCTATATGTTTAGAGACAATATTGAAATGGCCGGTATGTCTCAAAATAAATTTGAAAATGGAATTAAGCAAATGCGTACAATTTTAACTAACGAATACGCATACTTCAGGGGCACGTAATGCCGGACCGGTACCAAACCTACCCGATTTCTTTTCGTGGCGGATTAGTCACTAACGTTAGCCGTTTAGAACAGGGCTTACAATTTCCGGGGAGTGCTACAACCTTAACAAACTTTGAGCCTTCGATTGACGGTGGGTACCGCCGTATTGAGGGTTTTACAAAATATGATCCAAACGAAGTCCCCGGAACTTCTGAAATACGAGGGGTATTTTATTTTAACGATGCGGCGTTTGCGGTCCGTAACCAGCATATATACTCTTCAGGTGGGTCTGGATGGACTCAGATAACGACGTCTGCAACCTTAGACATTTCCGGTACTGGTATTGTACGTTTTGAAAAGTTAAACTATACAGGCGCAAATACATTAATTATTGTCGATGGATTAGGGTATCCGTACCGGTACAAATCCACAGTGTTTGAGGAGCTTACAAGTCTTCCCGCAGACACCCAAGGGTCGTCTTTTGCAATTAACTTTCAAAATCACCTCTTTTTAGCAAACGAATCCTCCCTAATCTTTTCATCCCCATATGATGAAGCGGATTTTAGCCCCGCCTCTGGTGGAGGTTCCATAGCTCTTGATGATGGCTCAGATATTACAGGTCTTCGAGTATTTCGTGACCAGTTAATTATCTTTACTGAACGGTCCATCTATCAATTAACGGGGCGTTCGGTAGCTGACTTTAAGTTAGATCCCATCACGCGGGACTTGGGCTGTACGGAGCCCGATACGATACAAGAAGTTGGCGGTGACGTAATGTTTTTAGCCCCTGATGGGTTACGCTTACTGAGTGCCACAGAAAGGAATAATGACTTTGGTTTGGCTGTTGTATCTCGCCCAATACAAAAAGACTTAATAAACTTTTTATCGCGACACACAACATTCTCTAGCCTCGTTGTACGCGCCAAATCACAGTACCGAATATTCGGGTACAACGCCGCATTTACTTCTCCCGCATCTGAAGGAATTATTTCGGTTCTTCGTTCTCCTCAAGGGGGCGAAGGAATTGAGTTTGCTAAGCTAAATGGTATAAACGCCCGTGTCGCGTACAGTGATTACATCGAAAACGTAGAGCGTGTACTTTTTGCAAATTCTGACGGCTACGTTTATAATATGGAGTCAGGCAACAGTTTTGATGGTGATATAATTTCTTCAACATTTACTACCCCGTTCCTACCTATTCAAGATCCGATGGTACGTAAACAACTGCATAAGGTCGATATCTACACAGACCCCCAAGGGTCAATTGATGTTGATGTAGCTGTTAAGTATGACTACGAAAAAACAGGAGTCTTACAGCCGCCAGCAAGTAATATTAGTAACACTGCCGGTGAAAACCTCGCTATTTATGGGGCGGCATTATACGCCGCAGAAGATGCGACGGCAGATGTTAACGGTGCAGTAAGCGCGAGTACAAACATTATTTTAGACAATAACGTAGGGACTATTGCCGTAGGCATGTTAGTAAGTGGCTCCGGTATAACTGGACGTGTTACAGTGGTTACTGTGACAGATCAAAATAACATTGTTCTATCAGAAACGGTAACCCTTACAGACGACACTCCGTTAGTGTTTACTGAAAATACATCTAAAGTATTTACTTTTGGCGGGCAACTTCAAGATTTCTTTGAAATTTCGACGGTCGGGTCTGGGGAAGTAATTTCTCTTCAGTTTACATCGGATTCAACAGTACCCACTTTTTCTTTGGAATCAGCGGCACTTCAATTTCTAACAAGCGGTAGAAGGTAACATGGCGTCACAAGGCTACAC